ATATTATATTTTTCTGCAATTTCAGCTGCTTTGCGGTGAAAAGCTTCTGCTTCTAATGGTTTGCTACCATCTAAATATTTTCCTTCTTTAAAAACTCCCATGTCTACTGCAATACCATAATTATGATTGCTGTACCCAGGCCTGGCATTTGTAACAATCTTGCCTGGCGCAGACCGGCCTTGTGCATATATCTTGGCTTGCTCATCCCAGGTTCTATTGCCAGAAATTGCTTTGTATTCATAACCATGAGCTTTAGCTAAAATTTGACACTCCATAATCCAATTCTTAAAAATTTGTTGAACCTTGTTATGCAAAGTTGCAACATTCTTAGCACTCCGCTCATCTAACCCAGATAGATCAGTCTTCTGAGCATTTGATGTTACAGTTGACTTTGACTCTGTTACGGGCTTTGAGGGGGCAGGAGTAAGTGTGGGCTTGGCAGGGGTAGCCGGTGTTGTTCTTCTTCTTAAATTATTGTCTCTGGATGACCAGCCCATACATTATTTAAACGACTCTGGTGTAAAATCACTCTGAGCTGCATCAGCAGCTGCACCCATGGTAGCGCTATTGGTGTATTTGGTAGGGTAGTCCCTGGAGACTGGCTCTGCAGGTGTACAAGCAGAAAGAAACAGTGCTAACCAAATCCATTTCATTTGACTAAGTCTTTGGCTCTATCCCACAGAGAATCTGGCTCCACACCATCTTTGCGCCAGGAATTCATGATACCATAATAAACAAAATGCTGAGGATCTATCTTGGACAAGACATTTTTGTGCTTGTCTACATACTCAGTAATACCAGCATTCTCTTGCAGCTCCACCCCCTTGTTAGCTTTCATTCTGATGCGGTAATCTTTAATTAAATTGTTATATCTCTGTACACCAAATGAAGTGAGAATACCACTACCATCTTCAGTAAATTCAATTATGCCTGAGTTATAATTTTCATAACTCACAGGTGTGGATGAGTCATAAGAGGCAGTCTCATCTTTCACCTTGTCAGGGGTTACTGTGGCACATCCTACGAGCAACAAACTACTCAGACAGAAGCTTGCGAAGAGTTTCAATATCTTTCTCCTTGATTGCTTTTTCTAGTTTATTCTGAAAGTCAACTTCTTTTTGTTTGAGCTGACGTTCTTTCATTTCCTTAGTATTCTTGGCACCAAACACATTGTTAATTGCACCAAATATCCCTGCAACGGCGCTTAACAGTGCTTGTATAATACCACCGGGCATTACTGTACGTACTCGTCTGTGGCTGTTTTGCAGCCTTTGGCAATAGCATTAAGAACATCAATTCCAAGCTTGGCATCACCGCCAAGTTTGGCAAATTGTGCAGCATAGATGTCTTTGACAACAGTAATATACTTGGCCCAATGAGTCTTCTCAGCAGGTAGGTAATCAGTCAAAGCCTTCTGAAGCTGATCAGGTGTGGGGGTGGCCCCGCGAGTCAGACCTTCCACAATAGTAGCCACGTGATTGATCATCTTGGCCTTGTCCACTCTATCTTCAGGAGACAACGCTTGTTCCAAAACCACTGTGCAAGCCAAGGTTACTGCTGGTGCAATATAAGGTAGGGCACTCTCTACGGCTTGTTTGGGAGTAGTGCCCCCTACATCACCATCTCCGCCACCACCATTGTTGGTAGCACAGCTAGTAAGAATTAACGGAAGGGCCAAAATAGGAAGAAGTTGTTTCATACAATTAATTAGTCTTCTCATTGAGCAATTCTACTTTTTTATCTTTTTTCTCTTTCTGAGTACGGCTAATGGATTGATCAATAAAAGCTCGGACTGCAATAAGACCTTGCAAGAGGAAATTAGCAACAATAACCACTAGTCCTACTTGAGAAATGTCGCTAAATGATTTAAACTGACTAATATCTGTAATAAATGCTGGTATAGCGGCAATAAAGAAATATAACGCAGCCCGGATTGTAGCATTGTCTCTCATGAAATTATTTAGTCTGTCATTCATGGTATTATTTTAGCAGAAGTCTGCAAGTATGCTAGCAATAAATAATACTATGACATTTAGCGAGTTGTGTGCTGAAGCGCTTGGGTACATGGATACAACCAAAGGACCCAGATTAACTGTAAATCCTACTACACAACAGAAACAACAATTTCAACGAATGCATGGCACACCTTATGATCCAAAATCCAGCATGGACAGAGGCAAAATGCAACAGATAGTATCACGGTCTGCCCCAAGCACTAGCAGCATGATAGCTCCCTTGGCATCAACAGCTGCTATGCCACGGACTAACGCCATATCTTACCCTGTAACTACAGGTGCAGCTCCCACTACCAGGCCTGCACCCATGATAACAGGTGGCGGAGCCATTCCTGTACAGAACAACAAGGTCAATCCACAGCAACTAGAGTCTTATATTGCCAAACGTATCAGTCAATCTAGTTTGAATGGATTTGTGCCAGCAGATGGTCAGAAGTTTGGTGTAGATGGCTCACCAGAATCTTGGGCCAAGTTTTTTACCAGATTAGCCAATAGAGAATCTTCTTTTAAAATTACTACCGTGGGCGATGTGGGGCGATTTGCTGGCAATTCCAATGGACTGTTTCAATTGTCACCCAATGATGCCTTGAATCACAAACTACAACCTCAGCCCTTTTCTCAAGAGCAACTACTGGATCCAGTTACTAATACTAATGCAGCCATAGCTATTGCAGAGAGATTGATTGGCAAGAGTGGTGTTATTGCAGCAGGTGGGCAGGGTATGGCCCGTTATTGGGGCCCACTAAAAAGAGGTGAAGCAGTCTAACCACATGGCAGTAGTTAAAGCATACCGCTTATAATCAGAATAATAATATCCTTTATTTGATCCAAAGGTAGATTCATTTAATTTAGAAAACTCTTTCCATTTGTTTGCAAACGTTTCACCGTGACATGCCACTATGTCTTCAAATGTAACAAAATTAGTTTCAGTAGACATGTTATTCACCCCTGCATACTCATAGTGCCTGCGCTTACAATATTTCACTTGTCCCAACTCTCTTTCTTGTTACCATAATATTCTTTAGCATACCCCTTCTCTAATAGCAAAGCTCTTAAACTCTGCCCATCCACAATAACATCTCCTAGTATTCTACCCCCAAATTTGTCCCACATAATTAAACTAATCTTTATGCTTTTAGCATTCTTAATCAAGTTCTGAGTAAACTCTGTGGCTTGGTACCCTAGCTGTTGTTCATATTCACTGTGCGCTCTCCATCCTTTCTCTGGCGTATCCACACCCCACACTCTTATGTACAATCTGTTGCCTAACTCTTTAGGTAAAAAGTCTACTTGAACTTCTACTGTGTCACCGTCTATGACTCTTGTTACTCTCCAATCATATAGATCTTGACTGTAGACTAGAGAAGACAGGCACAAAAATAATAATATTTTTTTCATTATTGAGCTGCTGCACAAGCTTGCTGATAATCTTGAACTGTATTGCTATGTAATTCTTTGCCATACTTGAGATCATCTGTACTCACAGGGCATCTGGATTTTCTCATTAATTCTAGAGCTTCTTTTCTAGTTATGAATCTGTCTTGATCAGTATAAAATCCATCTATAAATCTATCATAATAATCACCTCTGTCTCTAAAATATTCAAAAGATTTCTCATCATGCACAGGAAAATCATAGCCTTCTTCCTGATGCATCACAAAGAAAGCATCATAGTGACTGTCTCCAGTATATACATAATTTGTTTTGGTGTCTTTGATTGCTGCAGCAATAATATTCTCTCCTTTGCTAATACTAGTATACAAGGGTGAACGTCTTATTACAGACATTTCCAGTAGAATGTCTTCTACTAGTCTGTTAAATTTCATTTGTTTTTTACGCAGTTATTGACTCTAACACCATCTTTGAGTTTGGTACCTTGTTTGTGATATCCCTTCCAACATTTGGGATCTAGTCTACGTTCTTCATCTTCACTCTTGCCAGGCCATGGATATTTCACTGCTTTGCGAGTATCTTTGTAACCAGCCATGGGCTTATCTTTAATTGCACCAAACATGTCTACAAGCTTCTCAACATCAACTTCATGATCAGGGTATGTTGAGTTGTAAATGTTTGCATATTTTGCAAGTATGTCTGGGTCATAATGCTTCATCCATTCATAGTAATCAACAAAAAACTCATATGGGTCTAAACCATCCTTTATCATTCTTTCTCTATTTCCAGGCCCAAATGTTCTACGAAATGTGCTCATCCAATAATTAGCATTGCGGTCTTTCTCACCTTCGCGCTCTGTTTCTTTTGTATAATCATGTGCAGAATATTCTTCTCTGCTGTCAGGCATTTGTTCTCTATAATCTTCTGCATCTTCTGCCGGCAGGTGTTGGTCACTAGCTTTGTATAATCCTCTTATGTCCTGCTCAGGCATGCCAGCATTTCTCAATTGATTGATTATGTGCTTGGCTTCTTCTGATTGTGAGGCTGTTACATGCCCACCAGCTTTCTTTATATCTCTAAAAATAGCCATCAGTCGGTTTTTAAGAATCGGCACATCCTGCTCATCTGGCATGCCATATTTAACCAAGCGCATGATGTTTGAACCGAGCTGCTCTTTGGTCTTGGACAGGTGATTTGTATATGATTCAAATATGAGATGGCTGTCTTTATCCATATCTATTATTTATCTTTGGGGAATAGCTTAAAATCAAACACTTTCTCAAATGTCTTAGGATCTTGCTTGTAACTATCTTTTGTTTCATCCATTGCATTAGTTGTGTATTGCCAGCAAAACGATAGTGCACTTGGTATCTTGAATCCAAAGAATTTTAATACTTGTTTTTGTGTATCTACTACAGTTTGATCGTTCCAATTATGTCCAATGCCTATAAAACCCGCATCAATATTTTCCAGTAAATTCTTTTCACCCAGGGTAGAATGTCTATTTTCAAGCCAGGTTAACCTTTCAATTAGTTTTTGATATATACTATTGGCTTGACCCCACCTTACACTAGCAAAGAACACCACACAATCTGACTCGAGCAAGGGTTTAGATATCTTCCATAGTTCATCATCCTTGTTATTGATAGAAGCCCAGCACCGGTGGTGACCAGATGGATTTTTGTCTCTATCTTTTAGAACCGCATCTTTGGTACCACAATGATTTCCGTAACGCGAGGATACATTACCCTCACAGCAGTGAATAGTTAAAAGAGGCACTTCAATGAGTTTAATATTTTTATCTGGTAATTCATTTCTAATATGATATGCAAGTAAGGTACTCTTAGGTTTATCATCTTCGTGTCCTTCCCATCTGTTAGAAGTGGTAAGAAAGAGAATATTATTCTTAGTTTTTAAATAATCTTTTAATGCATTAAAATTGCGCTGTACAGGGGCAGGGGAAGAATTCACCTTCTCAGTAATCATTTGTAGATAGATTTGCTCTAGATTCATTGACAGTGATAGTTGAGATAACGTTGAGAGCCCTTAGCTGTAGCATTGCCTTTATTCTTCTGCTTAGCCTTTAAAGCACGTGCTTTTGCACAAGTCATTTTGCCTCTGACTTGTCTCTTGAGTATGCCTGGCCTTACGGGGTCGTGAATATTTTTTTCTAATAAAGTATTTACTAATTTATCAAATTTCATATTGTTTGTTTTCTTATTAAAATAAAGTCTGTTGAATCAAATATATTTAGTCCATACCCAGTACCCGGGGTATCTATTCGTTGATAAGTAAATCCTAGTTGATCGGCAAACTTTTTAATTAATCTTTCATATACTTTAGCTCTACTCTCTGATTCCAATTCTCTGGATAAATTAGCTCTGGGATTGAATTCCACCTTTGGTTTAACTCTTTTCCCGGCTGCAGAGAAAGATACTAAGTTAAGTTTATATTTGTTAATAATATCTTTTATAAATGCCATGGCATGATTTAATACTAATGTAACATTAGCATCTCCTACCATTGAAATTGAATCTCCAAATGTGGGGTGATTTAAGGTTTTAAAAGTTATCTCTGCGGCTGGTAAATGTTCTATATGTATTTTTGATAAAGCAGATTTTTCACTATTAGATAATTCTTTTCCGGGTTTCTTTGATCCAATCGATGCTATAAATTCATAAATAACATTTTGTCCTCCTTTCAAAGGAAGCTCAACATCATACTTTACTTCAGTTGCTTTAAGACCGCCCTCAGGGTCATAATCATCTATATCTAATATCTCCCAATTAGACGTAGTATTAATATCAGGAATAGACTGAAATAATTCTGTTAAAAAATATTCTTTAAACGTTTTCATACCGGCTTTACATAACCAATTTTATTGAACTTCACGCCTAAGATTTCTTTATGTTCTTTGATCTTAGCCCTAACTTTCATCTTGGTGCCTATTTGATCAGTAGGAAACTTGTATGTAATAAATTTGTTACCCTGATTATCTTTTAATTTGTAAACATTATAACCCGGCGAATATTGGTCTCTTGGAGGTACAGACTTGAAACTATATAGCTCTAATTCACCTTCATAGCGATCGCCAACCTTACCTACATATTGAGCTGTAGATGTCTCAACGTTCTTCTTAGTAACATCATCATAATACATTTGCGCGAAAGCTCGAATAGCTTGAGCAGTTTGTGTGTCGGCATACTTGGGATCAGCATTCTTAGCTAAGAAAACAAAATAGCCTGGATCCTCTAGATACACATCTGGGAATGATTTGCCTCTGTATTTACCAAAAGTAAATTTAGGTGTAGTTTTAGTTCTGCCTATGAGATGTTCTTTGGTTTGATCGCCATACAATTCTACCCTTACATTTTTAACTACTGGCTTAGATAAAGCCTTTTCAATTGATGGTAAAAGATCAGTAGAAAGATTGCCAAAATAAATAGGATTTTTAATATAATTACGTATAGCAGCAGGTATGTCTCTGAATCTCCAGAAAGTATAATAAACTTGGTGCTTACCGGTCACATCAATAAAATAAAGATTTTTCTCACTATCTTTGGGGTTGACCACAGCATCATTATGCTTTTTTAACATTTCGTATGCTTTGTCTTTATCTGCTTGAGGCACATCTTTCCAAGGCAAAATTCCACCCGCAGTTGGTGGCATTGCATATGCTTCCAGGATATTGCTAACTATAGCATCAAACTTCATTCTAATTATTTATTATTATTGATTTTAACTATACATACAATATAAATATATTTGCTAGTACACATAGTGGCTAGCAACGGACCCGCAAGGCCGTAAACAAAGAAAGGAGGTGATTACATGGGAAATAATGGAGACCTGCCTGTGGAGAGCGGAAGAGCTCATACAGGCCGTATAGTTCCAGGCTGGAATGCCTGGCCATCGCTTAGAGATGAATTCCTCACACCCTTTGACAGGGTATTTGACAAACTAACCAATGACTTGTTCCCTGGCTTGTCCAAGGAATTTGGTGTTGGATTGTTTGAGAAGGAATCTTATCCCAAAGTTGACATTATTGATCATCAAGACAGAATCTCTATTGAAGCAGAGATTCCTGGTCTTAAAAAAGATCAAATAACCGTTGACGTAAAGGATGGTGTGTTAACTATCTCAGGTCAGAAGCAATCCAAGAGAGAAGAACATGAAGAGAGCACATATGTTCGTAGAGAACTAAAACGTAGTTCCTTCCGTCGTTCTTTTGCTCTGGGTGATAGCCTGGACCATAATAACGTTAATGCACAATTCCAAGATGGAGTGCTGGTTATTGACATCAAGAAAGTCAAGCCAGTGGAAACCAAAGCTAAAATTATTGATATCAAATAAACAGATATTAGTAGTTAGCTAGATAACCCGCTAGTATGTCCTGGCGGGTTATTTTTTCTCTCGAATCTTTACTGCCCCAGAGCTTATAGTTTCAAATTCAATATAATCATTTAATTTGGCTTTAGGTATGTATCTAAAGCCTTGATTATCTACAGCAAATAACCCTGCTCCAGGGAATAATTTCTCCACCACATTTTTAGTCAATACAACAATGTTATTCAGAGTTTCATTTAAGTTAATAGCTCTAATTATTTTATTAAACGAAGACTCATCAGTACATTTTTGAAACAGCTTGCATTGTTTTTGAGTCAAGTCTCTGTCAATGTTTTCAGCTTCTTTTTCAAAAAATTCTTTTTCTTTGTCATCACCATGAACTTTGTAATGCTTATGAATAGTATCTACAAGATCTTTTACAGCTGTATTTAATTCACCGGAGATGCCAGTCATAGTAACAGGATCAGTAGCAATTTCATTCAGTGCATTTATTAATTGTCTAAGAGAAAAAATAACATGTGGTCTGCCTTTGGGCACGTAATAAGCCAGATTTATAACAGGAGAAAGCAATATGCCTCTGGATAATTCTCTAATAGCTTTTTGTTTTACATCTTTTAGATATTCATCCAAACTCCAAGCATCTTTTATGCTTTCAAAATGTTTTTTATTCTTAGTATTTAATATGGTTTCTTTTACTACATTGCTATTTAAGAGTTTGTTATTAACTGTTTGTTTGCCATGGGCATCCATGGTGGAGAAAGCATTTAAAATAGTGTCTAGCATCTGTATGGTAGCGTTTACTATTTCAGACAAGACCACTTTGCCCTCTGTACCAGTGCGTACCGGTTCACTTAATTCTTTCACTTCATACTGACGTCCATCTGGTCCTAACACATCAAATGAAACTGCACCACCTTGTATTATTTTGGCAGGTGAATTATCTACTTGTTCTTTGCTGTTTAATCCCCACAGTATGCATGCTACACTATATTCTCCTCTGCCAGATCCTTCTTTACGCTCATTAAACAGATCTGAGGACAGATTAAATTCTGACCACGGTGTCTGCGGTACATACTCATTACCAGGTGCAAACGTTTTAACAGGGTCAGCAGACTCCCGCACTGCTTGCCTGGGCAATGGCGGCACTTCTTTGCCAATAACTTGTTCAGAATAAAGATCTTTTAAACTGGTGTAACTCATATATTAGTTATTTATTGATAATAGGCATTTAATAATCAGTCACATCTGGAGGCAAGGTGGCCCAGTCATCTATAACAAAGCATTTGTCTATCTTGATACCATAAGATTTCTCAGCCCACTGTTTCATGCGATCATTATATTTGATTCTGCTTCCTGCATCACCCACAGGCATGGTACCATGGTTCATGTCATACACCCACAATTTGTTCTTGTACTCAAATATGCAAATGGCATGGCCAAAAGTCATGGCTTTCTTATGGCCATTAATGATAATGTCATCTTCAAATTTGTATGTGTACCCAAATATGGATGAGTATACTTCAGGTTGAATTTCAGATTTGAGTACCAAGCTGGCCCGGGATGCATGAATCATGGCTTCCAAGAAACAAGAATTGGGTAGTTTGGTGTAGTCGTACGTTCTGTAGCTGCTGCCTTTGCCCAAACTAAAACCTAGTTCCAGAGACACATAAGAACCTATCAGGAACGTTCCTACCATGGCCAGCCAAAACAATGTTTTTTTGAGTTTCGTACCAGTATATTTATGTTAAAAAAGCTTGAGGCAAACAATAGTTCCTGTACAATAAGAGCATGATGAATGAGAAATCTACATGGTATTATACCAACGAACCCACCAAGAAGGCAGCGCTCAAATTGATGCGCTCCAAACACAAAGTAAAACTGGCTCTGAAGCTCAAGAACATTGATGAGTTTATTGACAGAATGAAAGGATCTGCAGGCACTTGGCACCACCCCAAACTGGACAGGCAGAATTTGAATCTACTAGTAGGGGAGTATTTGACTCAACAACCAGAAGAGTACTGGAATCAGTATGCCAGAGTGGATGAGAGCAAGTTGAATTTCAACATGTTAAAAGCCACAAAAAAGAACTTGACCAAAAAGTAATTTCCTGCATAATACAAACAATGAATTTGAAATTAGACAGTACCAAGTTTGTTAGTATCAAGGATGTAACCATTCCAGATGTGTATTACCGACGCATGAAATCTGGCATGGAGAAATTAGACGCTCTGTTTGGTGAAGGTATCTTGCCAGGCAGTTCTGTTACGCTGGCCGCCCGTGCAGGGCTGGGCAAGACTACTCTAGTATTACAATTGTTGAGCAACCTGGCCAAGAATGGATATGAGGTGGGCTACTGTTCTTCAGAAGAATCTGTGGAGCAATTGGCCATGACGTGCCGTCGACTACGCATTGACAATGTCAAGGTGTGCAATGAGTCTTATGTGGATACGGTATCCAAGTACATGGAAGACCATGATGTAATTGTGGTAGATTCCTTTCAAGGATTGCAGAAAGGTAACTTGCGTAACCGTGAGTTGGAGAAGTACTGCATTGAGAAACTGGTCAAACGTGCCAAAGAGACAGAGTGTGCTCTGATCATTATTTGTCACAATACCAAAGCTGGTGTTATCAAAGGTTCTTCTCTGATCATTCACTCAGTAGATGTGAACATGTCCATTGAACCTATCAAGGATGCTGAAGATAATGCACGCAAGATTGTATTCCAGAAGAATCGCTTTGGACCTGCTACTAGTATTGAGTGTTATATTCAATATGCAGGATATGACTTTGATACAGAAGTGAATAGCTCCCCTGTGACTGGCAACAAAGGCAAGAAGAAACAAGAGCTCAAGAACAATATCTTGGCTCTAAACGAAGATTTGACGGTGCCTATACTGTGTAAGAAGTTTGGCATCACCGGTGTAAGAGCTGCATATGTGCTCAGAGAGCTTCGGATGGAAGGCCTTATCGAGAAGCAAGGCCGTGGCACCGATGCCAAGTGGGTCAAGATTGCTCCAGAGACTGAAATTGTTTCTGCAACAGAATCAACCACTACCAAATAATTTAGAAAAAAACTGTTGACTGTATGCAAAGTTCCACTATTATTAGATGCATGAAGACAAGCAACCCGGCCATCAAGGCCACCAAGACCCCGGTGCTGACCTGCATTGTGACAGGCAAGAACCGGAATACCAATCAGGAGTACCTGGCTAACAAAGCTAACAAGGCCGGTACGACTGTGGAGGAGATTGTTAGCCACTACGTGACCCGTGAGGTTCTGAAGAACCTGCGTGCAGGCAACCTGCAGGGTCTTACGCAGGAGCAGGCCAACACCATTCTGCGCCTTAATGGCAAGCAGAAGGGTGCTAGCAAGGCCCGTTCCCGCGAACTCCAGACTGCCTAATAAGCTTTCGGAGGCCGACAGGATATCAAAGTACAGCTTGGCGCTATAAGCCAAGCCCAGGCTTGAGAGGGTAAGCCAATTCCCCTAAAGTAATTGGTGCTGTAAGGGCGTTAATCTTAACTGGTTAGCGCCCTTACTTTTTCTATTGACTGTATTACCATGTTCCACTACAATAAGATCATGAAGATAACACTGCCAGAGTTACAAAAAGTAACTGCTGAAAACGGAGTCAGATATTATGTAACACCAGAGGGTGACCGTTACCCCTCTGTAACCACCGTACTATCTGAGCCCAAGAAGAAACAATTGGAGAAGTGGCGCAAGTGGGTGGGAGCAGATGAAGCCAACAGAATCAAACAATTCTGTGCTAACAGAGGATCCCGGTTCCATGGCATGTGTGAAAACTACTTGACTGGCCAGCCTGTGGACAATGACTTGGGTGCTATGTTTAACAGTTTCAAACCTCTGTTAGACCGTATCTCCAATATTCAATGCTTGGAGCAACACCTGTACTCTCATGACTTGAAAACAGCAGGTCAAGTGGACTGTGTGGGTGAATTTGACCGCTATCCTGCCATCATTGACTTCAAGACCAGCACCAAAGAGAAATTAAGAGAACATATTTGGGATTACTTCATGCAAGCTGCAGCTTATTCTTATATGTATGAAGAGAGAACCGGCAACAGAGTAGAATTGCTTACTATTATGATCAGTTGTGAGAAACCTGCAGGTACCACTCAATTGTTTATTGATCAACGCAAAAATTGGATTGATGGGTTCCGTCACTACCGTCAGCAGTATGATGACCGTCAACTGGCTTTCTGATTGACTCTGTACCTATTGCCTGTACAATACCTTTAACCGTGACGCCAACACTAAACATCATCATCTGCAGTTACTGGTCTGCAGACTGGCCGGTTTGGTGTGGTGTTGAAACAACAGAGCCAGCAAATCAAAACCAGCTTATTTTTGAGTAGTAAACTAAAGCGTTGGCGATTGTATGACATTGTGTACAAGAATGGTGGTCAAGGCCCTGCAGAAATTACTGCTGACTTGAGTGTATACAATGATCAAGTGGATGTGGGTCTGGGCAATTTGAATAGCAAAGCATACAAAGCTATAAAAGAAACTACAGGACTGGAGATGCATTCCTGCAAAGTAGACATGGTATACATCAATGCCATATAAAAGAATCAAACAAGGCAAGCCATTCATTTTTCATGAATTCTTGTTCTTCTCTCCCCGTCAGTTCAATCAGCCTTTGGATCTAGCAGACAAAGAGTTTATTTACCGTCTCAAAATATGTGTAGAATCTGGACGGTGTTTTACAGGTCCTTTTATAGATGAGGTTATTGGTGAAGAAGAAATATCTAATAAAGAACTGCACAATGTGCTCAAGCTAGTGAATGAAACCCCAGGTATTATTATCACAAGCAGGGAGTATGTGCGTTACGATGACTATGGAGGGCTGGAGAAATTGTATGGATAAGGAGGTGAATTATATTTTATTGGCCTAGTAGTCCAACGGCAGAGACAAACGACTTTATTTGGAGTCCTTATACAGGAATGTGCAAGTAAAATGCTGTAAATTCGGTAAACGCTTAATTGCCAATACCGAGCCAAACCGCAAGGGAGGTGTAGAGACTATAATCAGCTACCCAGACCGGGTAAAGGTATAGTCCAGACCACAAACAGTAATGGTAGCGAAAGCTATAGTGGTATGAAAATCGTTCAAGTGTCAGTTCGAGTCTGACCTAGGCCAAGTTCTTTAATATATTAATGCGCCGATAGCTCAGGGGTTAGGGCAGGATTAACCTTGACACAGACAACTTCAGGTATTCCTGTTAGTGTAAACGGTGATACGTTGTATATACCTTTGTTCAGAGCTTCATAATATTCTTGTTGCCATTCAATATAATTCATACATAATATTGTTATGTACACATTCTTCTTTAGTGTTATATTTGTTACTAGTGTTATTGGCGCGGTATATTTCTTTAATCTCTCCAAGAAGAAGAATCGTCGAATACGATAGGAAGCCATTTTGCCCCTGTCGTCTAATTGGTTAAGACCCTACCCTTATAAGGTAGTCGCTCTAGATTTGAGCAAAATGAGAGTTCAAGTCTCTCCGGGGGTATAAATTTTGGAGGGTTCGTCTAGAGGCCCAGGACACGGGACTTTCATTCCCGTTACACGGGTTCGAATCCCGTACCCTCTAATGTATTGCACCTGTAACTCAACTGGATAGAGTATTCGACTTCTACTCGAATTGTTGGGGGTTCGAGTCCCTCCAGGTGCGCGATTAAATAATAATGCTGGGTGGGCGCTTTCACACTTTCCTTACCCTTTGAAATGGCTGTAGTCAGAAGTGTGCCAAGCCATTCACCAGCAACTATAAATAACTGTGATTGAAGGTTAATTACAATGGCCAGAAGGTAGATTTCTCTCCCTTGTTACAGGTGTTGCAAGTCAAAGATGCTCTGTTACTTGCTGTGGAACCACTCAGAAAGAAATTTAAAATAGACGCTAATCTAACTGCTGCAATCATGTTTAATATACTTGGGTTTTATTTAAACTTATTAGAGGATGCTGAGCAGTTAGAATTTCTCAAAGATGTCCAAAAAGAATTACAAGACATGATTGATAACGGTTTAGATAAATTTGATAGAGGCACCAAAATAAAATAAAAAACCAGTTGCATTTGTTTTAAAATATGTTATTATTGTGTCAAGTTCATTGACATTTTATCTGTAGGAAGTAAGGGTAGGGGCCCTGAACGTAATCCTGAATAGTCCAACGCCGCATCCCACAGGCGAGTGCGAGTGGATACACTCACATATGAAGGAGCATATGATTGGTGGCAGTCGGTAAGAGATGTAAGTCCACTGTGAGTAACATCACTAGAAGTCATATTATGAACAAGTTCAATATCTGAACGAAGCTCCATGGCTAGTATTATGCATCTTAAGGCAACACCGTACAAGTCGGTGACATACGTAAGCCAATTGCACTTAACTTAGCTGGCAAGTTACAGCAAAATTAATTCGAATCCGGTGCAATTGATGCAGCAGATAAAATGTATTTTTTTATTGCAACTCTTCTCAAAACAATCTACAATTGTGCATAGTGAGTAATAGAATCACATCAGAGTGGACAGCTACCACAGCACAAGCTTTTGGCAACAATCACTGTACCCAGACTGGTGACAAAGCAGAGCACATGGTCTATAACTACTTGCAAGCCACATATGATGCAGTGCATTGGCACCGGCAAAACAGGAGCAAGCAAATTGCTGGTAAGGATTTTGAATTCAAGAAAAAACAATGGAAACACTGGTACAGTGTTGATGTCAAAGGCAACATGCACCGTGGCATGTTCTTGGTTTATGTGCAAGAGATTGCCAATAAACAGAATCACCGCATGATTCATGTGGATACAGACTCTGGGCAGGCTGTAGAATATGACAGACAATCCATGCTTGAGTATTTGCATAGCAACCCTGATCTTGTTCAGACTGATAGGAATAATAACAGGTATGCTAGACTGAAGGCATCCAGTCAGCTGCTCCCCCGGTGCATCAATCATTTCAGACCATTCAAAATAAAGCTTGCTTAATTTCAAGATTCAGCCACAATATATGCATGAAAGTTAAGACATCAACACTGCCAGTAGAGAGCCCTTTTGTGGGTCAGCATGTTACAGAATTCCATTACACAGACCGTGATGCATGGGAAGTGATTGAGGTAATTAGCCCCAGGAGGATTAAAATCCGTGAACTGGATGCAGAGTGTACTCGCAAGCCCAAGGACTTTCACCCTGGTGGATTCTGTGGTCATTTTGCTGACAATCACGCACAAGAGTATAAGCTCTCAAGCAACCCCAATAACAAGATCAAAGTTCTCAGCTGGCGGGCTCAGGCCAAACGTTGGTGTGAAGTGGGCCAGCAAACCCGTTACAGTATGTTTGGTCTGCACAAGAAGGGTGAAACTGCGAGTTACTTTTACGATTTTAATTTTTAATGAGAATGCCTGACCCCACTACACACTTTTACGTTAGCCTGGCCAAGAGCATCATACGCATACTGGCTGGGGGTTGCATTGCCACAGGCAGTTTGTTCAGTGGTGGCATGTTGCTAGTGCTTGCAGAATTACTAGGCATCTTGGAGGAGATACTCTGATATGACTGTACAGAAATTAAAGAACTACCTGGACAGTGGCCATGATCACTATGTGGCTGCTGGCTGGCTTATTAACCATTACATTGGTAAACATGCGCCTGTTTCTCTGCAAGACTTGCCTGATACCGCCACAGTAGGCAATGAAATTGAAGCCATTGTAGAATGCTTGGATGCAGGTGATCTTCAAGATGCTATCAACATTGCTGAAGATGGTGCTGCAATTATTCTGGAAGATGAAGGCTTTGAATTCTAAATATTGCTGTGAAGAAGTTGGCAGAAATTGTGGTGGTGGTGTGCATACTGTACCCTCTGATTGCATTGTTCAAACTGTATGACTGGTACCACCGTGCTCGATACCGCTTCAGAAATTAACAGCAAATTGTTCATAGCCAAACGTGCTCATCAATTTGAATTGCATCTGCAACAATTGGATGACCATGCCAAACACATGATACAAAGCAACCAACAACTCAACAATCTGTATGATCTGTTCTTGGATTTTATCATTGATGCACACCAGCATGTGCAGAAAAATCTTGACTAACATAACATTCCCTGCATAATAAGCAAATGAGCAAATATTGTTTTGAATTGTATGAGTTTGGAGACCGGGGGCGCATATTCCTAGGTTACCGCACAGTGCAAGCTACTAGCAGTGAAGATGCACTGTCCGCTGTTCAAGAGAAATTAGATGACAACATCAGAGTCTGTCCCATCTATCTGGAGAACAATTGACATGTGGGACCCTGTATCAGTTTTTGCTGCCATGTGGATCATGGGAGCAGGCTTACCTGATGGCCGTTTGAGTGTAAAATCTACTATTGAAATCAGAGAGCAAGCCATGATGGTGCAGACCATCAGTGATCAGATTCAACTCAGAGAAGGACTATGAATTATTACTCTATTGAATTCTTTAAATATTACTTGAAACGTTTGAATCGTCAGTGTGGTGAGAGTGACACTGCTGGTATGCAGAAAACTATTCTGCACATGATTAATTACATTCAAGACCGAGAGAAGAATAATGAGAGTGCTTACAAGAAATCTTGGATGCACAAGCCCATCTTCAAATGATAAGCAGAATCAAGCAGTGGCTATACTTGGCTACCAAAACATTTGTTAATGATTGTAGCTTGGGCACAGCGCTTATTGCTCTGGGCTTTTTAGCAGGCATATGCTTCATTACTTTATGCAAATATTTT